CTGTCATTAGATCCTTTGTAAAAAAGCGGTTAATACAGCTGCAATAATTAGGGCTATTACAGCTTGCTGGTTGTTAGTTAATTGAAATAACTTGGTTAGCTTCTTTTTCATTTTCTATTTTTTCTAGGGTTAAAAAATATTCGTTTGCTAGTGTTTCGCACTCTCTTAAAAGTGTTGACAGTCCTATTTTACTATGATTATTTTGCATTTCTTTGGCGCAAAGTATCTGCAATAAAACGTGTTCATATTTTGTTAGGCCTGGTATCGGTGCTACTAGGCGGCCGAATTGATCCTGTACTGGCATAACTGGAAAAGCTGGTGCGTTTTTATCTATTTTCATTAGTATTCAGTATTAATTTTTATTAAATATTTTTTTGCTAAATCTTTTGATAAATAAAATTGATCACCATTTACAGATATAATCTGTAATACATCTAGGTTATCAATACATAAATCAAAAATTTCAGTTTCGTATATTTCACGTTTTGCGCTATCTATTTCAATGGCTAAACAAGTTGATCCCAATGGATCAATAATAGTTATATAACTAGGCATAATTAAAATTTAAAGTTCGTTATTAGTTTGCTTTTCAGTAAATTCCTTTACTGCAATAGATAAATACTTGTTGCTAGCTTTGCTAATCTTTACCCAGCCAGCAATTTCAAATAGTTTGCCGTCTGCTTTAAAATAGCCCTGGTAGTCAGGTTGCTTTTCGTTTTTTTTGTTTTCTACTTTGTTCATTGATCCAAAGCCGTCGGCTAGATCTTTTAAATACTCGTTTTTCATTTTGTTGGTTTTAAAAAGTGATAAATTTTAAATAGGTAAAAAAGTATATAAGCGCCGCTGTATGTTAATAGGCATACTGGTATGCTAACTGCAACAAAAAAAACTATTGCAGCTATTCTAATTAATTTGCGTCGCATTGAAAACTGTTTTCTAGTCGTTTTATTTCAAACTGGTAGTGTTCCAGCGCCGCGTCTATTAGGATCCTTATTTCAAAACAAAGATCAAACGGCAAATCATTTTCATTTAAGGATAAAAACTTACCAGAACTAGAATAGAAAAAAAATGTGCATTGTTCGTAAGGTGATAAGGCCCGCAATGCTTCCAGGCGCAAAATTTTGTGTTGTAAGCTGGCTATTTCGCCCAGGATCTTACTGTCGGTTTTTAATTGCATAAAATAGGGTTTTTGTTTGTCGTTGGTAAAATTATAGTAAAAACGTTTAAACCACCAAATTTATTTTTATAGGGGCATAAAAAAGCCCAGTGTAGATACACCAGGCTTCCTTTTTTGTACTAGACCATTGAATTTATCTAACCAACTTGCTTGCTTATGCTAAAAATAGTGCTTTTTCTTCACTTCTGCGCCTTACTAGGCCTGGTAAAATTACTTTTTGGCCGTTTACCGTTCCTTTATTCCAGCGCTCAAATTGGGCCGCCACCTCGCTTTTAGGTGCGCCGCTATTAAGTAGCCTTAAAAGTGTACTAGATTGAAAAGCGCCGATCCCAACGTTATACACAAAACTTGTAAGGCTGTCAAGCTGGTTTTGGTTAATAGGCACCTTAACCAGTGCTTTAATTTTTGGCACTATTGCCTTTGTTTCTTTTCTTAACCATTCAACAGCCTTTTCCTGGGTGATACTATCACCTAGCCTAACTTTACGTTTTGCGTCGTAATTATAAGTAGATCCGTAACCGATTGTAGGTATACCCACCGGATCAATATAAGCGTCTAAATACTTATTTATATCGTCGGCCTCAAACTTTTTTATCAGTTCTTCGGCCTTTGCCCCTATTGCCATTGTGCTACTTAATAAGATTAACGCCACAACTCCAATAACCAGGTATTTTTTAGCCTGGCTTGTCATTATGGACGGTTATTTAAATTGATGTCAGCGTCTTTTGCTGCAAATAAACCTAGGCCGCTTAATATGGCTGTAACGCCAGTTGGAACGTCGCCTTTTAATACTGTTGCTATTCCGCTAATTACGGCCCCTAGGCCAAATAAGCTAGTTTTCCAGTTCTTAAACATATTGTTACATTTTAGTTACAAAATCAAGTTTTGTTTCAATGCGCGCCAGACGATCCAATATTTCAGTATTGGTATTATTGTGCCTGGATAAATCACGCTCAATTTTATCTAACCTATTTTTGGTTGTAAAATAGAAGCCACCGCCAGCGGCTACAAATAAACAAATACTAAATAACAGATCCGTCGCCATTTTCTTCTTTTAATATTTCACGCGCTATTGCATTGTAAGCGTCGGCCGCTGTCATTGCTGCCGTTAAATTTTCAAATAAACCGCTTTTGCTAGCCGCGTCTAAAATTTGTTTGATGATTGCAAGTGCTTGTTTGGTTTCCATTGGTTTTGTATTTTAAAGATTAATTAAGCTAGTGTAATATTTAATTGAGTAGCGGCCCACTGGTACGCTGCCAGGTTAATATCTGCGCTAGATCCCCAAACGTCATAGTCAGGCTCCCCCATTGTTAAATTACCGTCTGCTAGTTTAGAAGCGTCCGCGTCTAATAGCTGAAAGTAAAACGTCGCGCTGTTTAATAAATTGTCATTAATGATAATTAGGTTAAATAGGCTAGCTGTTTGTTGCTGACCGTTTACCCAAATTTGAATAGGTTGTATTTGTTTCATATTATTTTAAATTTATGCGTTTGCTATTGTTGTTACAGTTCCGCTTGATCCTCTATATTTTAATGCGCCAGCTTCTACATATAAAATTCCACCACCAGTTGGGTTACTACTTGGTGCAACTACTCTATTTGCTATAAAAATTATACCTTCACCGCCGCCCCTATCCATACCATTAAATCCAATATCTGCACAAGTTGTTTCATTTTGTATATAAATAGCATTATATCCATTACTTATATTTCTTATTGCTAAATCATTTAAAGCTGGACATACTATACCATAATCATTTGCACCACCAAAAGTATTATCAAAAGTTAAAAATGCACCCTGACCACCATTAATTGAAGCAGATAATAAAGCAGTTCCATTAACTTGTAACTTTTGCCCCGCGTCTGTTGTGGTACCAATTAAAAAATTTCCAGTATTACCTTTAATTGTTGCACGAATTGTTGCCGTTTGTGGTACTGAACTTATAGTTTGATTTTGTGCTCTAAATTCAATATCACCACTAAAAGCACTTTCAATTGCTAAATTGTTAGAACTATTATACATTCCATATATGTAATATGTATTTGTATACTGGTAAAAGTTTTCACCACTTGCAGACATTTGAAATCTGCTTCCTGTTTGATTTCCAAAATATTTTGTTCCGTCTTGTGCTATTGTTAATCTTTCAACTTGGCTACCCGTTGTATCTCTTGTTAAAAATTGTAAACTTGTTGCTTGTACATCACTACTAACTGCCAAAGCTCTTATAGTTGCAGTTCCGTTTCCTAATGAATTTAACCAGCCAATATCACCCCTAGATCCGCTTGTTACAGATACTTTTGCTTGAAAATATTGTACTGGTGAATTTGCTTTAATATCCAAAGTTCCAATAGGTGCAGTAGTATCACCAATTACAACTCCGCCAGTTCCACTTGCTAAAAATGTACTGCCGTTTACATTCATTGTATTATTTATGTTAACTCTATAAGTAGAAGTATCACTTGTCCCTACTCCTAAATTTCCAACTACATAAGCTGCGCCATTAACTTGTAACTTTTGGCCCGCGTCTGTTGTGGTACCAATTAAAAAATTTCTAGCTGCGCTTATTCTAGCCGCTTCCTGCACATTTGTAGTATCGTAAATACCAAATAAAATAGGGCTTGCGGTTGTGGATCCGTTAAAAATACACATATCACGATCCACACTACCCTGGATAAAATTGTTTACGGCTGTTGAAATACCTAAACCAATTCTTTTAGTCGGCCCACTTTCCGCGCTATCTATTCGTAAACTTGGCGCTGTTGCACCAACTATCTGGATCCCATTGTCGCCAGTTGTACTAGCCACAACTAATTTACCAGATCCAACAGTTGACGTGCCTATTAATACTTGGCCAGTCGTTTTTTTAACTGTTATTGGCTGAATTGCAGCAACAGCGTCATATATTCCAAAATCATTTGCACCAGCATTGTAAAAATTACCTATACGCCATAAAGCTGCACCGCTATTTTGAAAAGCTATTCTAGTATCATTTGTTGCAACAGTTTGATTAAGTTGCAAAATTGTACTTTGATCGTGATGAATATCAGCGGCCGTTCCTGGTACATTTGTATTTATACCAAAATGATTATTTACACTATCCCACCATAAATTGTTTTCCCCAGTTATAGCGTTTGTACCGCTAAAAAAAGCCACTTGGCTTGCTGCACCGCTACCAGTGTTATAAGTATTATTATCTAATGATCCGTCGCCTTTTAAAAATTGGCTTGAAGTTCCACTAGTAACAATAAATTTACTAGCTGTTAATGAATTATCGGTACCGTTATAAGTTAGTCCGGTATCACCAGTAATAGTACTGGCACCGTCCCAAAGTGCGATTTGGCCGCTTATTCCAGATCCAGTAATTGTACCAGTACCAGGGCCACCAATTAGATCCCAGCCAGTACCGTTATCGCGATAAAACGCAAATGTATTTGTAGATACAAAGATCCTACCAACAAAACCAGCTGCGGGCCTATTGGCGAAAACGTCCGCGTAAAACGCTGGCGTCTGTCTTTGGTTTAATATTGATAAATCTATCGCTGGCATTATTGTATGTAGTTTTTCTTAACAGTTACTAGGTTATTAAAACCCCCTGAATTTATAAAATTTGCAAAGAAACGGCGCGTTGTATATTCGCCAGCGTTTCCCTCTATTTGTAAACTTTGATTTTGTTGCAAAGTAACGTTTTCAATCTGTACGGCATTAGATCCGTAATTAATAAATAAAATACTATTACAGTCGCTTGTAACGTAACCGCTTACATCATACGTTGTAAAGTTAACGTCGTATTTTATAAGTTCTGCGCCTACTAGATAATTAGCCATTTTTTTTAATTAAAGGTGAAAAGAAAATTAAATTGTATAGGGTACGCCCATACGCTTAACTCCACTAACCTGGTTAACGTAATAATTTTGGTAAATGTTTTCGTTTTGTTGAGGTTGTGGGTTGCCTTCACCAAAATTTCTAATTTCATCAACTATTGTAACGCTTTCGGTTGTAATAGCTGGTGCAAGTTCTAATTGCACTGGTGCGCTTGTACCTGGTTGATCTGTAAACCCTGGTTGCTCAATTTTTAGTGCTTCTTTTTTTTTATACATAAAAAAGTACCAATAAGCTGCGCCCGCTGCAAGCAATAATATTAAGTTTTTATTTTTCATATTTCAAACATTGATTTTTCTTCGTCAGATAATAAGTCCGCTGGATCCGTAATAAATTCCCCTGGATCCAGTGGGCCAATTTCAATAGATCCCCTACGCTTTTTAGTAGCCGCATAAACAATTACGCCACCTAATAAAAGTAATATTAATAAACTGCCCTTATCTTTCATTTTAATAGTTTTTTAAACCGTTAACGTATTTTATTAACTGGTTTACTTGCTCCGCACTAAACCGATCCGCGGGCCAACTTAAAGCCCCGCCACCCTGTAACCAGCTTAACAAATCTTTGCCTTTTGCCTGGTTAAATTTGTCGCTTAAATAACTTACCTGGCTTTTTGTTTTAAGCTGCTTAAATACGCCTAAAACAGCGTCAAAATCGTCGCTAAAATAGCCTGGCGCGTTCCAGATCGTTTCAATATATTTATTGACGTTGGCGTTTGTTAAAATAGTCGCGCCACCTTTACGCCAATAGTTAGGGTTCCAGGGACTACCTGGATTGCTTGTCTGCTTCTCAATTTCAATTTCTTCATCACTTTTTTGCAGACCTACACTTTCTAATAACGGCTTGATCACTTTGGTATATCCAAAGTAAATAACTACCAGTCCAATTATTAATTGGCTATTATCTTTTAAAAAATTACTTCTAGCCATTATAACATAAATAACAATGAAGAAAGTTTACTGCTAGACATTTCATTTAATTTTCTCAAATGTTCTATTGTAACGCCTTTACTCATTAATGATCTTAAAATTTCTACTGCTTCTGCTTCATCACCGATCCCAGCTATTGCCGTTGGGGTACCGCCTTTTGTAATTAGCCCAGACATTAAAGACATTACGCCAGCTATCAATGCTTCTTGAACTTGCGGACTGCTCAACATTTGATCTATTGGGCTTTTTGGTGCTTCTTCTTCTTCTTCTTCTAGTTCGTCCATTGCTTCAATAGCTGCTATTCTGCTTTGCAACATTTGGTTTTGTTCAACTAGCTTTTCTAGTAACATTTCTGTCCTAGGGCTACCTATACCCGCCATTGATTGCATTGGCATAAGTTGCTGAGGCCTATTTAGCTGAAAAGAAATACTGGTAAGGACTGGGCTATTTTCTTTTTTAGAACGGCCCCGACCAGTACTTCCCTCGCTAATAACTTGTATTAAATACGGGTTGTAATTTTCTATATTATTGCGCAGCTGTGTTAAGGCGTTAACAAGTTCCTGGCGTCCTATTTCTTTTTCGCCAGTATAATTATACCTCAAATATTGTGGCGTCGGATTGACGCCAGCAAATATTTTATATTCGCTTCCTTCTGCTGCGTCGTAAAAGTTTACGACCTCATCAATGGTAAATATTTCGGGCCTAAAAGCTGCCATAACATAAAAATTTTACAAGTAGTAATAAACGCCAAAACTATACGCTACGTTAGTAGTGCCTAGTGCTGTTGGCAAAGATACAAATGATTTTGTCCAGCTAATATCAATATCGTTCATACTAGGTAGATCATATACAAAAGGTGTAGCGCTGTCGCTAATATTTTGTAATGCAACCAGTGGTATATTGTAAATTAACTGTAAATCACCCTGGTATAAAGTTAGGCTTGACTTTTTCAAATCAGCTAGCGCAACTGGTGTAGATCCAGTTAGCGGCGTTGCTGTAATTGATCCAGCGGCGTAAACTTGTATAGCCTCAATCTTTGCGTTTCTTAATTGTGGTAAGTCAGGAAAATAAAAGCGCGTTAGTGTAGATCCACTAGGCACGTTGATTTCAACTGCTTCAAAACGTTTGATACGCATATTTCAAAATTAAATAATTAAAAAAGTTGACGGTAATATCCGACCGTCGGCGGCGGCGATTAAGGCCCGCCAGGCGCATAAGGTTAATACTATTTAACAGTAGTAACGTTTTGGCAAAGGATACCGCGTTGAACAACAGCAATAAAGCTATTTGCTAATACTGACGCTGGCGCACCATTTGCAGTTAACTGGAAATTGATGTTTGCCGCACCATTCATTACAATACCTGGCTCAACTGGGTAAAACGCATCTTGACTAGCTGACCATTGATCGGTAGTGCTTGCGCTTTGTTGAGTTTGTGGTACAAAGTAGTGGCGTAAAACGTCCCACGCTGGTAACACTTGCTCGTTATTAATAGTAAGGTTTAAATAACCGTTGTAAATACTCCATAGATCATCATCAGTTGCAGAAGTAAATACAGTAGCATTTGGATAAGTGTAAAGTTTTGCAGCTGTGTTTGTTGCAGCACCTACTCCAATTACAACTGCAATTTCAGTAGTAATGAAAATGTCTTGTAGGTTTAAACGCTTCTCGTTTACGCGGCTTGCACCGTTTTGAGTATCGTTTACAAGTACTGGAATATGATAGTTTGCAATAGAAGTGCTTAAAGCTACTTCACTGCGTAAATATGATTGCGTCAATTTAGCGTGTTCAACACTATAACCTAAACTACGCACCAGGGTTTTCGCATTTTCGAAAACCATTCTGCTTCCCATTTGAGTTGCCATTTGTTATAAGTTTTATTTTTTTAATAAAGGTGAAAAGAAAATAATTAACAGCCTTCTTCGTCCAGGCCAGCTATTGACGGCGTCATATAGCTTTTGTCAACTAATCCTTCGCGGTTGTAGTATGCTGCAACTGCTGGTAACTTGTAATTTACATCACTAGCTAGCGCACCGATACCGTTTAACACTCCAAAAGATTGTACAAGTTTTAAACCGCCTACTGCGATCATACCAGCTGCTAGGCCCTGGCCCGCTGCTCCTTTTACAAATTTTGGTAAGAAAAGACCTACTGCAACTGGTACCGCTGCTTTGATCTTATCGTTTGTTGCTGCTGGTAAAAATTTACCAACTAATTGTGCTGCTGCTGCTCCTGCTACTGTATAAAGTACGCTGGTAGCTGCGCCGCCTACTTTGCCAATACCAGACATTCTGCGACGTCTGCTTGACTTTTTTGCTGCTTTTCTTCTACGCATTTTTTTTGTTTTTAAATTGTTGTGAAGTATTTAATTTACCAGAGTAATTGATCGGCGTAATATCCTGGGGATCCTTTTACCTTTCTATCCTTCTGGTGTCTTATTTTATAAAGTTTTCTTTTTTCATCTGCTATTTTTTTACCGCAATATTTTAAAAAGCTCGGATAATCTAAATAATTAGGATCACCCACACTCGCTAATAAATTACCGTAAACATCATAAACATCAATTTTTTTATTTTTCTTTTCACTAGGTAAGACAATTACATTTAACGCTTTTGCCTTTCTTTTAGTATATAAAGAAATTTTGTACATTTTATTTTATATGCTTTTTTAATTGTGCAATATGTGTTTTTTGTTCTCTTATTGCTTCTTTCACTCTTTTAATATCCATATTTACAACAGGCTTCATTCCTTTTGATACAACTAATTTTTCTTTTTGTAAAGCCAGTAAAACTTTTTGCCATTTTATTAATTTATCATGTGCTTCTTTTACTTCATGTATTACATGTGAACTTAATGCACCTATTTTGCTCATATGTTTATGCTGCAATTCATCTAACTGGCTAACTTGATCTTTTACTTTATGGATCTTATTTAGAATTGACTTTTCGCTAACTTTTTTCTTTACGCCAGCTACTCTACGAACGTGCTTTTTAACAACTCCGTATTTTGTATGCTTTTTATTTGCTGCTTTTTTAGGTGCTACCTTCTTTACAACCTTTTTAGCCGCCTTTTTAGGTGCTGCCTTCTTTGCTGCTTTCTTTTTAGGGGCCGCGCCTACTTTTTTACCGTAAACGTGTGCAAATGCTTCTTTAAGAGAAACGCCAGTTTTTTTTCTGTACTCAATGGCTTTTTTGAAATTTGCTTTTGCTGCTTTTTGTGCTGCGGTCATTATTTTTTCATTTTTGATAGTGCGAAAATACCAGCGCCCACAAGTCCTAGTGTAACCCACAAATTCAATCCAGCCTTTTGCGTTCCTGGTGTTTCTGGTTTATAGTTAATTTGCTCCTTTGTAAAATAAGATCTGTTTAAAAAATTATTTTGCAAATCTGGACGCTGCATTAAAAACTTTTGTCTGTAATTATCTAGATAAGTATTCCAAAAAAGTTTATCTTCTGGCAATAATTCTATATAATCATTAGGGTAGTTTTGGCGATACCAAAATAACATTTCGTTTACGTCCACATCAGCTGCCCTAAAATTTTGCTGGCTTCCAGCAATTACAGTAGCTAATCTAGTCCTAGCGTCTTGGCTTGTAATTTGTTGCTTAACGGCATTTATTACGGCCCTGGCGTCGCCAGCTGGGCTTGCAAAAGCACCTCTAAAAAAAGTGATCAAACCAGGTAATACTTTTACAGCCGTTGTAACAACAGCGGCAATAGGCACTACTCCAATTTTATTTTTATAACTGTAATACATTACTTTTTCTTAAAAATTAAAAACGCTGCTAGTGCCGCGCCACCTATCAACAAAATTGTGTTCGTGCTTATTTCAGGCCTTTGTTCTGGCTGTTGTTGCATTGGCATAAACTGTTGTTGTTGATACTGACTTGGTACATAACCACCACCAGGACGAGAAGCGCTTATAATATCCGGAGCCGCTGTTACTAAACTAGAAAACGCATTTTGCCAGTCAAATTCACCAATACCGTTAACGCTTGGTAAATCTTGAAGCGCGTTAGTAACTTTGTTAATTGCTACCTTATATTGCAATTCTTTGCTAGATCCTGGCGTAATAACGCCAGCTTGTAATAATCTGTCGCGATCCCTTACAAGTTTATCTCTATACGCTTCCATTTCTGCGCGTTTGTCGCTTGCTGTATAACCGACGCCGCTTAAAGCAATTAGTGCCATTTTTATTTTTTTATCTTTATAAAAACTAGGTTGTCTTTTCTCGTTAAATCTAGGTAATACTGGATCAATCCAAATTTCCTTTTTTGTTCCTGGGTACATAACAGCGAAAACGTGCTGCGGCTCCCTGGTAGTATTTTTATATCCCGCAAATCTAAACGCTAGTGGTACTTGTAAAATACCTTTTCTGTTTAAACTATCCAGCACCCCATTTGCAAATAACGCGTAACTTTTACAGTCGCCTGGTAGCGCAACTATTGCGCTAGGGCTTCTTAAAGTTTGATTATTATTACTCTCAATATAATACGGTACGTTACTTTTTAAAAAATTAAAAATATTTCGCGCCGTTTCTAACTCACTCTCACCGACAAAATATTGGCTTATTTTGTCGTATTCGTTTTGGTATTGATAGTGTGTGCTAACAATACCGTCTATTATGTCGGTAACTGTTTGATCCGTACTAACTACCTTTTTAAAGTTATTAAAAGGCGCCAGCTTTTCTAAAACTGCGCTTCTAGAAACCATTAAAAGAATATTTTATATCAAAAGGTAATAAAACGCCGTCCACCTGGGCCGTACCAGCTAGGCGAAAATCAGCTTTTTTACTGCTTATAAGTTCGCGAATAGAAGTTATTGCCCCTTCCAGTGTTGTAACCGCTACCAATGGCAAAACAGCCTGGCTATTGGCTAAAATTACCGTTCTATTGTTATAATACACATCAGCAACCTTTAAACCGCTTGCCAAATATAGTTGCGCCCTTAAATTGCTTAATTCTGTTCTAAATGATGTTGGGTTGTAAATTGTTACTTCTATATTTATTTGTGGATCTAAAAATGATCCACCCAGGCCCACCCTAGAAATTACAAAGCTAACGCCCTGCGAAAAGCGGTACTTGCTGTAAACCCAGTAAACTGCTGCTGCGCCAACTAGGGCTGCTAGCCATTTTTTTGCTGCCATACCTTACAAAGTTACTAAAAATTGTTCGATTTTCAAACAAAAAAACTTTTTTTTAAAAATAGTGTGCGTTGGTTAAACTTTTAGTTTAAAATTTATTATCTTTGCGTACGCCTGGGGGCTAGCAAAGATAAAAATTAAACCACCTATTTTAAACCACTTAAACCGGTTTAAATTATTTTCTTTTCACCTTTAATTAAACTGTTAATTGTGCGATATATACCAGGCACAAAAAAACCAGCACTAGGCTGGTATTTTGGCGGCGTACTGGGCTGCTAGCTTTGTTTTAATTGTTCAGCCAGACGCGGCAATAAAATCGTTTCGTTTTTTTCTCGTATAAATTTACATAATGTCCACCAACTTTGCGGGCAAACTCAATAAAATTTTCAACTCGGTTTATATTTCGATATTTTTTTGGGGTTATTTCTTTATGATCCTCAAAAAAAATAATTGCTGTATAATATTCCATATTGTATATTTGCAGTGAAAGGAAAATAAGCAGTTAATTAGGGTTAATTGTTTTGTCCAGGCGGTCAAATTTTTGGCCGCTTTTTTTTGCAATTAACTTTAAAAATTCAATGTCGTCTGGCTGTAATAAAACGCCGTTGTATTCTATGCGCCAGTTAGCGCCTTTCTTTACCAGCTTAAAATATTTGTGCATTAACATATAAGCTATAAATCGTTTAGTATCTTTTTTCATATAGGTTTGCTTCGTTTTTATAAATATATTTTTTATCAATCCAAATTTTACATAATTGTTTTGCCCAGTTAGTACCTTTTGCGTGTTGCTCTTGTATGTCTGCAATTAAATCTTTGTAGGCAATAGGGCCATAAATAAGCTGGTTTATTATATTTTTGTGGTCAAGTTCAGTAAATTGTTTTGGGTGCTTTATTTCAGACTTTTTGCTTTCACCTTCAATAGATATTTGCTGCCAGTTTCCGCCAATATTCATAAGTACGACTGGCTCAAAATCTTCCGAGCTTCTTAAAAATCTAGGCTGTAAAGTAAATGTCTTTTTATCTTTATCCTTTACCATTTCTAAGGTACTAGAAGCCCAGCGATCACAATTTGAGCCTAGATGTCCTAGCGTCTGGGCGCCTACTCCTTTGCCCTGGTGAAGCACACCAACAAATAAACAGTTATAAACCTTTGTAAGTCGTTTAAACCAGTTAACCAGCTTGCGGCTCTCTATTTCGCTATTGTAGTCAAAAATAAGATCTAAAAGGCCATCAATTATAATAATAGGGCAGTCCAGATTGTTTTCTAAATAATTAACAATTAAGGCCCTTATTTCAGCTGGGCCGTCCTCGCGCACAGTAAAGCAGTCGCACCAGGGCGGCAAATTATTTAGATTGCTAAATTGTTTAATTCTGTTAACTTGTCTGTAAAAATCATAGTCGCTGCTCTCGGTATCAAAATATGCAATTCTGCGCCTTCCTTCCGGAAAAGTAAATTTCATAGAAAATACTTCACCTGGTTGAAAGGCGCTAGCTATTGCGGCCGATAATATAGTACTTTTTGCCGTTTTTGGTAAACCCGAGATCACAATAAAATTCTGCAAAACTCCAATGGGCTTATTTTGTACGGTAAATACTACCTGGCTTTGTGGGGGGATATAGTCAGGTTTAAATTTTCTAGCGGCTAATTTTTCTTGTAAAGTTAATTTTTCGTTTTGTCCGTTTATCATTAGATCCTTTGTAAAAAAGCGGTTAATACAGCTGCAATAATTAGGGCTATTACAGCT